AGTTACAATCTATAAAGGTGGTCAGCACTGGACGTATGAGTGTGACTATAAGGGTAAAAACACGCTTAAGAGTCCGAACCTCACACTTATCGAGAATGTCATCAGAGGACAGCTTGGCAGTTCCGATACTAGGATTACAAATTTGTTAGATAAGGGTTATTCCCCTGTTGGTGTTCAGAATCACGTAAACATTCTATACAAATTAATTAAAGGGTGATGTATGGCAGGTAATAAGTTTATTGATTGTTCAGAGCACAATATTATTGATTGGTCAAAAGCAAGATCGGAAGTTGGTAATGTATATGTAAGGTGTGGTATAAGGGGAAGCTTAGCCAAGACAAGCCCTAAATACTATAAAATTATTCGTGAAGATTTCAAATTCAGACAGAATATTGAAAGTATATTGAAATATGGCATTCCATTCAGTATATATTATTTTCCTACTGATATGAATGATTCAGAGGCATTAGAAAGTGCAAAATGGTTTTATGATATTTGTAAGGGTTTGGAATTGGCATTTCCCCCAGTTTTAGATTCAGAAAATGTATTTGGTAATAATGGAGAAGCAGGAAGAGCAAATAGTCTTAGTAAATCAGAAAGGACTAGGCTTCTTAAAATTATTACTGACTATTTCAATGAAAGAGGTATGAATATTGGTATTTATGCTTCTGCAAGTTGGTTTAACAATAAGATTGATATGTCTGCATTTTCTGATAATGTAAAAGATTGCACATGGGTTGCAGATAGTACAGCTCCAGTTGATTATAAAGGTTATTACTGGTTACATCAATATGGCAAAGGTCCATTAGCTGGTAGTTCTAAAGATATTGACATGAATAAAATAACAGGTAAAATACCAGGTGTATTTATTGACTCTGTACCACAGCCTGTAATTGAGAATCCTGTTGATGTTATTATTAGACTAGCAGAAGCCGAGGTTGGTTATAAAGAGAAAGCTAGTAATAAAGACTTATATTCAAAGACTGGGAATGCCGGTACAAATAACTATACCAAATATGGAAAAGAGATGCATGATATTCAGCCAAAAAACATGGACTTTCCAGCAGCATGGTGTGATGCTTTTGTTGATTGGTTGATGGTTCAGCTGTGTAAATATTTTGGTTATGGTGTAGATAAAGCTAAAGAATTATTATGTGGTGATTTTGACGATTACACATTTAATTCGGTTAATTATTATAAAAAAGCTAATAGATGGGTTACCAAGAATCCTAAGAGAGGTTACCAGATATTCTTTGGTGGTTCTGGTCATACAGGTATTGTTATTGCTGTTGATAGTAGCTATGTTCATACAGTCGAAGGCAATAAAGGAAATATGGTAAAAATCTGTAAATATAAACTTGATGATAAATCTATAATTGGTTATGGTAGACCAAAATATGAGTTACTTAGTAAAGCGTATAATAATAGTATTTCTTCAAGTTCTAGCTATAAATTCAAGACAATGTTAAGTCTTGGAAGTAAAGGCAATAAAGTTAGATTTTTACAGTGGATTTTAGGCGGCTTAGAAGTTGATGGTAGCTTTGGTCCTAAAACAGAAGCTAAAGTAAAAGCATATCAGACTAATAAAGGATTAGAGGTTGATGGAATTGTTGGTCCATTGACTTGGAAATCATTAATATCTGATATGGCTAACCTGTCTAAAGGTAGTTCTGGTAGACATGTTAGAGCTTTGCAGTTGGCATTGGGTGGTCTTGTTGTTGATGGTAGTTTTGGTTCAAAGACCGAAGAGGCTGTTAATAAGTTTAAACGTATGTATGGTATGGCCGAAGATGGAATTGTAAATAGCTCTGTATGGCAGAAGATTTTTGAGAGTTATATTTAATGAGGTTTAAGCATGGCTATTAAGGCTAATGAAGAAATGGTTATTTTCCACAATATGATGGAAGAACGTGGTGATATGCTTCATGCTTATAATGAAATACCCTATGCCTTATTAAGAGATGAGTCACCAGATAACAAGCAGCTTGTTATTGATGAACTTAATCAGATTTTAAAGTATTATAGAATATACAAAAAAGGTAAGACATTCCTTGTTGAAGGTACAAATGGTGATTATATACCGGCTACATTAAAATACAGAATGGCATTCAGTCTTGTTAATAAAGAAGCTAGATTCTTATTTGCAGAACAGCCTGATGTATTAGTAAGACCAAAAGGTGATTTGGCAGAGAGTACAGATGAATTAAATAATGCACTTACTGTAATTAATGATTATCTTACAACCGTTCTTTCAAATAATGGGTTTGAGGATATTCTTATTAAGGGTGCTCGTGATTGTTTCATTGGTAAGAGGGTTGCAGGTGTAATCAATTTCAATGAGGAAGATGGTGTTACAATTACGTTTGTGAAATCAACGCATTTCTTATTTGAAACAAGACCTGGAAATCAGAATGTTTTATCAAAGTTTATTTGTTTTATTGTAACTAATGATTCTGCTTCATTAGCCAATAGAAGGGTATTGAAGAAAAAGTATGAGCTTGTAGATGGAGTTGTATATCTTGAAGAAAAGATATTTGATGGTGCTGGCAGACTTATTGAAGAATTGACTCCAAGGCAGAGAATTTATCTTAGTTGTATTCCTGCTTTTGTTATTATCAATGATGGCTTATCTGGTGAATCATTAGGTGAGTCTGAAATTGACCTTTTATCAGATTTTGAGTATTGGTATAGTAAACTTGCTAATGCTGATTCTGATGCTGAAAGAAAGTCAATGAATCCAACTAGGTATGTTGTTGATATGGAGTCAAACTCCACAAAAGGACTATCGACATCTCCTGGTTCATTATGGGATTTAGGTTCAGACCAAAATTTGGAAAATCCAAATGTAAAGATTGGTTTGCTAGAATCACAGATGAATTATTATAAAGCATTAGATACATCTCTTAACAGAATTAAAACAGCTGGTTATGAATTGGTAGATGTACCAAATATAACACTTGAATCTTTACAAGGTGCTATTACATCTGGTAAAGCTTTAAAAGCCGTTTATTGGCCATTAATTGTAAGATGTAAGGAAAAGATGAAAGTCTGGGGTCCAGCCCTTACAAAGATGGTAAATATTCTGATTGAAGGTGCTATTGTTTATCCAAATTGTGTAACTAAATACACAGATGATAAAGTTAAAGATGTACCATATAAAGTTTCTATCGTTCAGAATACTCCATTGCCTGAGGATGAAAACGAAGAAAAGACACTTGATTTGGCTGAGGTAGAATCTCAGACAATGTCTAGGAAATCTTATATGCAGAAATGGCGTGGTCTTACTGATGGTCAGGTTGATGATGAACTTGAGCAGATTGCTCGTGAACGTCAGATTCTTGAGGATAGTTTTAATAATGGCATGAATGGTGATAATTCACCAATTAATAAGTATACTCAGGATGATTTTGTGACAGCTGGTAAGAATGCTATTAAGAAAGATGGTACAGAAAAGACCAGCGAACAGAGAACTGAGAGTTCTAGTAGTTCTGGTGGTGATAATGGCTGATGTAATCTTTAAAGATGCTGAGGAAGCTAGAGATAGTATAACCAAAAGAGAGTTAAAAGAAATTAGGCATTTATATACAGAGTGGGCTAGAGATATAAAGCAAGAGTATAATTCATATAAGTTATCTGGTGGTACAGATATTCAGAAAATGAGAGATTTGGCTAAAATGTACTATAATATGAGAAATGCTAGTAAGCAGGTTGGTTATGAGATAAATAACAGAATAATAGCAGGTGTTACAGACATTTCAAATATTACAGTTGCAGTGAATAACAGATGGTTAAAAAGTCTTGGTATTGATGCTAGTACATTTAATGCAAAATATTCTTATGTTTCTAATATTGCGGTAAAGAATATTATCACTGGTAACTTATATGAAGATAAGATGCCACTTAGTTCTAGGATATGGAATCTTACAGAATATCAGTTGAAGGACATATATACAATTATATCTTATGGTATAGCTCAAAATAAATCTGTATATGATATTTCTAGGATGTTAGAGAAGTATGTCAATCCAAGAGCTAGAAGTCCTTTTAGGGTAGTATATCGGGATGGTAAGCCTTATATCATTCATAATGTAAAATCTGATTATAATGCTATTAGATTAGCTAAAACAATGATTCAGCATTCATATCAGAATACACTTGTTACTGTCACCAGAAACAATCCTTTAGTAAAAGGTTATATCTGGCATGCATCAGGTGGTCATGTATGTGAATTATGTCAAGATAGAGATGGCACATTCTATACAGCAGATAATATACCGATTGACCATCCAAATGGTGAATGTACTATAGAGGTGGTATTGAGATGATTAATTAGGATATACCCCAGGACCTCCTGGTCTGATTTATATAGATTATCAGATATTGATTGGTGAAAATATACCATCAATATTTTGAATCTCTATATGGGTCAAATAGGAGCCCATAAAAAAACTTCATAAAAATTTAAAAAATGTATTTACAAATATTTTTGTTTGTGATATAATAAAATATCGGAGGTTTGTGATGCAAGATGTAATCATTACATGTAAGAAATGTGAAGCACTAAACAATGTATCACAAGGATTTGATGTTATTCATCATAAAATTCCTTTTACTTGTAAGGGTGATAAAATCTATCTTACATATTTTGATTGTAAAGAATGTGGGACAAGACATTTTGTTCAGATTGATAACGATAGTACTTTAGATAAGTATAGAAAGTGCTATGGATACATGGTGAGATTATCACTTAGTAGGAGAAATAATAAACCAATAAAACAGAGTTCTTCTAATGAGTTCAAGAATATGAGGGCTAAGCTTAGCACTGAAAGAATTGAACTTGCTAGAAAATATAATGGTATGACGGTTTATGATGAACAGAATGTGCCTCATAAATTTGAGCTCACAATAACAAATTAAAATTTAAATCGGTTTAGTATTAAGATAATTGTCGTAACCATACGACACAAATATAATTGGATATGTTAACAACTACCGTGAGTGACACGGATTAAGGAGAATTAAAATGGGTAATGATGAAAATGCAAATGAAGAAGTAGTTGACCAGCAGAGTGAGAATGCAAACCCTGGACAAAACGATAATGGTAGCCAGAACGACAAGTCTGATACAGATTCTAAGAATGGAAAAACATTTACACAGGAACAGGTTAATAGAATGATGGCTAGAGAGAAGCAGCAGGGTTCTAGTTCTGTATATAAGAAGCTAGGTGTTGACCAAAATGATACTGCTATGATTGCAGCCATTAAAGCTTTTGTTGATGCTCAGAAAACTAAGGAGCAGAAAGATGCAGAAGCAAAGACTGAGACAGATAATAAGATTAGTGAGGCAGAACAGAGGGCTGCTACTGCTGAAGCTAAGGTTACTGCTCTTGGTCTTGGTGTTAAAGCCGATTGTGTAGATGATGTTGTGGCTTTAGCTATCGTAAAGGTATCTGATGATAAGGATTTAAGTTCTGTCATCAAAGAGTTGAAAAAGAGTTATCCCTTTATGTTTACTGATGAAGGTAATTCAGATGATGTAGGTAAAAGGGGTACAGGTAGTTCAGTTGGAGGCAGAAAGTCTAGTGATAGAGGTTCTAGTGATTATAAAGGAATCGGAAAGAGACTTGCAGCCTCAAAGAAAGGTAGTGGTTCCAAAAAATCAAGTTTTTGGGACTAATGTGATTTAATAGGAGGTTAATATGTTTAACTATGATGGTGTACGTTCGGCCCAGTATACAGCTCCTGTTCAGATTTTAGCTAATGTTGAATTTCAGGAGTCTGTGGGTTGTAGAGTACCTCAGTCACTCGGTGTTGATGTAGTAGCAAACGGTAGAACAAGAAAGATTGCTAAGGCAGGTACACCAATTGTTATTGATTTTAGCAATATTAATAATGTTGTTAGTGCTGCTGTTGGTCCTACAAAAGGATTTTTCACTCTGCAGATTACAACTGCTTTTGCTAATGATGAAGTTATTACCATTGATGGAGTTGCCTATACTAAGAAGGCTACCGAATCTGTTGATAACAAGCAGTTTTCTGGTTCTACTGCTGCTGCACAGATTACGTCTCTGCTTAAGATGGTTAAGACGGATGATTATGATGTCGCTGCTGTATCTGGTGCTACTGATAAGCTCGGCTTTACTCAGAAGGTAGTTGATACTTCCGATACGTCTGGCCCTACTGTTAGCAAGACATCTTCTACTGGTGCAATCGGTTCTGTTACAAAGGTAACTGATCCTTCTGCTTCTTCTACCGGTAATGCAGTTCTTTTACATAATGTAGATGTAACTGAAGGTGGAAAGAATGGCACTGCTCTTATTTGGGGTTTTGTTAATTATAACAGACTTGAGCAGGATGTTAAGGATAAGGTTATTTGCGGACCTGATGTTATCGGTAAGGTTTCGATTCTCGCGGTGTAATTTATTGGAGGTGAACTTATATGACTATTTTCGATTTAATGACAAGCCAGGAACTGGTAGCATATTGGGAAGAGTTAGTACAGGATGAAGCTCCATATCCTTGCGAGGAGCTGTTCCCTGTAGATAAAAAGAGAGGCCTTGACCTTAAGTGGATTAAGGGTGCAAGAGGTCTGCCTGTTGTTTTAAAGACGTCTGCATTTGATGTGGCTGCAATTCCGAGAGCAAGAATTGGCTTCTCTGCTATGCAGACCCAGATGCCTTATTTCAAGGAATCTACGTACATTGATGAAGAGCTTAGGCAGGAGCTCAATCTCGTCCTTGAAACTGGTAATAGCGCTTATATTGATGCAGTTATGAATCGTGTATTTGATGACGAGACCAGACTGCTTCGTGGTGCTCGTGCTTCTCGTGAGAGAATGAGAATGATGGCACTTACCACTGGTGTAATTGTTATGGCTAATAATGGTCAGGCATTTACATATGATTATGGTATTCCGGATGCTAACAAGGTTGAGGTTGCTCATTCTTGGTCTGATTATTCTAATTCCGACCCAGTAGCTGATATTCGTGGTCTTAAAAAGAGCATCAGAAGTAGAACAGGTTATAATTGCACACGTGCTATGTGTGATTCTACAACTCTTGACCATATTATGAATAACACGAAGATTAAGACAGCAATCTATGCTCTTCGTTCTAATATTGGTGAGATTACAGAGACAGAGGCTATTAGCTACATTCAGAATAGAACTGGTGTTAGGATTTATGTAAATGACTATCGTTATGCTGATGAAGATGGTCAGCCACAGTCCTTCATGCCGGAAAATACATTTGTAATGTTCCCTGCCGGTTCTCTCGGCAAGACTTGGTTTGGTACTACTCCTGCTGAGTCTGACCTGATGTCTAATGCGGCTGCCAATGTTAGTATTACTGATACTGGTGTTGCTGTTCTTACAGCTAAGAAGATTGACCCTGTTAACGTCGAGACTATTGTATCCATGATTTGTCTGCCTTCCTTTGAAATGGCTGATGCAGTCGGTATTATTGATACTTATGCATCATAATAATTATAGTTATATAGGGGTGGTTAACGCTACCCCTATAATTGTATAAATAATATTAAAAAGGAGAGTTAAGTATGGTTACAGTTTCTAATGGTATTGAGACTTTTATTATTCCTAATGGTGCTCTTTCAGTATTTCAGAAAAATGGTTTTCAGAAAGTACAGTTAAATGAGATTCAGGTTACAGAATTACCACCGGAGAAGGAAGAGCTTCAGTATACAGATGGTGATGTTGTTGACGAAGATGAAGATGCTGTATTTTTACATTCTATCGAGGAGAAACCACTTACTCAGTGGTCCGGTGCAGAAGTAAGAAAGTATGCTTCTCTGAATGATATTGACATTAGTTCTGCTAAGAGTGCTAAGGAAGCAAAAGCCATTATTAGGAAGTATTTTGATAGTGTTACAAAAGAGGGTATGGATAAATAATGAGTATTAGTTCGGCCCAGCTTGAAACCATAATGAGAGAAACCAGAGAATATCAATGCCCATATTTTGAACCAGATGATATAACATATTATTTTGATAAAAATAATGGTGACGTCAATGCTACGATTTATGAGTTACTCTTGATTAAGGCCGAAGATTCTACCATTACAGTAAGCGGTATGACTACCGATGATACATCTGGTTATTTCAGGAGGCTAGCTTCAAGATACAAGAGGTTTAATTCTGGTATTCTTAGAGGTGGTTGATATGGCTGTAAATAACAAGTTTGAGTTATATAAGGCAAAACGTGAAATTAAGAGAAGTGGGAAAACATTTGATATATTCAGAGATGTAAGAAATGATTTTGGTGAATTAGTTCATGGATTGAAAGAAAAAGTACTAACAGTTAAAGGTTTGTATTATGAACATAATGCACATATATTAGATTCTTATATTCTGATGCAGACCACAGATAATGGACAATTTAGAATTAAAAGATACCCACAGATTTTATGTGTTACCGATGATGTTTCCTATATCGAGGATGGTATAAGGAAGTATAAGATTAATGTTGATGATTTTTGTATATTCTCAGACCATAAATGTAGAGTTGTTGGTGTAAAAGACTTTATGGAATGGGGTATGGTTTGTACAATATCTTTTGAGGCTATTGATTATGGCGGTTCGAGTAGTGTTTGATGCCAATAAAGCTAAATTCTTCAGTGGTTCCGGAAGGGCCTATGGTTTGAAGAATATTGGTTCAGGTTATATTGGCAGTAATGATATTAAAATTGGTATGACCAAGTTAATAGATGGAATACAGCCTGCTTTAGAAGTATACGCAAGAGAGATGGCTTATGACATACATACATATATGGTTGAAAATCATAGGTGGAAAAACAGAAGAGGTGTTACAGAAGCCAATTTGTATGCAAAAGTTATTGTATCTGACCAAAAATATGTATCTACCATAAGAATTGGTTATAATGATTGTATAAAGCATGCTGTATATCTTGAAGAGTATTATGGTGGTAAATATGCTTTAATAAACCCTACAATTAGAAAATGGGGACCAATTGTTATGAATGGTTTGTATGATTTTATGACTAGAATGGGTTTAGGCAGTCAGTTTATGGGAGGTTAATATGGCCATTGACCCCACTACTTTTCCTTATGAAGAATCTAGGGCGATGGACATATACAAAGCTCTTGAGAGGAATGATATAAAAGTATTTTTTCCAAGTCAGCCGGTAGGTGATTGTCTATTTCCCTATGTAATTGTTAAAAATGATGGTTCTTATAAACATGCCAAAATGAGTACAGATAGAGATATGTATTCATTACAGTGTTATGTTCCACGCGATAGATATAGTGAGTTAGAACCTCTTGTACAGAAAGTAAAGAGAGTTATAACAAAGGAGCTTTATCCAATGATAAGGCCATATGGTCAGCAAATGCCATCTTATTATGACCAGGATATTAAAGCTCATTATGTATCTGTTGAGTTTGAGAACTATAAGAAGATTATTGGAGGTTGTATAAATGTCAGCTGCAACTATTAATGCTGTTAAGAATGCTATTCCTACAATAGATGTAAGTCTTGTCACTCTTGCTTATAATGATGGGACTAATGATTTAGAGATAGCTTTTGATACTGCTAATCAGATTGAGGTTGAGCCTCAGACTGAAGAGCAGGAAGCTGTAAAGCTTATTATTAAGGGTAAGCTTAAGGCTCAGAAACCTGCACAGACTACTATTACAGGTCATCAGATTACTTTACATGATAATGTATTTATTCCTGAGCTTGTTAAACTGCTGCAGGGTGGTACTATTAAATATTGGACAGATGGTACACATACAACATCTGGTACATCGGCTACAGATTATGGTGTAGCAGGATATACACCTCCTGTAGCTGGTTCTGATGATGAAGGTACTATCTTTACTCTTAATGCTTATTCTGCTATCTATAATGCTGCAGGTATTATCACTGGTTATGAAAAGACTTCATATCCTAACTGTAAAGGTACACCTGTTGCATTTAATACAGAGGATGGAACATTTAGAGCTCCAGAATACACAATCAATAGTGCTCCAAATACAGGTAGTGCTCCTTATGTTATTGATTATGTAAAGGCACTTCCATCGGTCACTGGTACTACAAATATGGAAGGTCCTGCAGCTAATGTTACTCCTGCAAGCAATGAGACTGCTGGTACGGGCTGATAAGAGATAATAATTAAATATTTACTTTTGATATGCTGGCTGAGATATGCCAGCATATTGAATATTTATAGTAAAAAGAGAGGAAAAGCAAAATGAAAAACTATACAATTGCAGAGCTTAGAGATATGGGTTTTGATGATGAACAGATTGCTGCCATCAATAGAGTTAAAGTTCAGAGTGCCGTAGCAGCTAGAAAAGCAAAGGCTGTCGTGTTAGAAGAAGATGAGGAACAAAAAGTACCAAAGAAAGAAAAGGTTATTAATTTACCTCCCAGAAAGAAACTTACAGATGCAGATGTAATGACATTTGATAAGTTACAGGATGTTAATGATTCTGCTATTATTGAGCTTCCACCTTTTGGTGATGGTACTCCATTTATCGCTAGAGTTCGTAGACCTAGTATGCTTAAGCTTTGTAAAGAAGGTGTTATTCCAAATTCGCTTCTTAAACAGGCTACATCGTTATTTACATCTGGCAATGATTCTATTGATAAAATCTCTATTACAGAGATTTACGATATTTGTGAAATCATTTGTATGTCTGCCCTTGTTGTTCCTACATATGAGGAAGTGCAAGCGGCTAATCTTGAACTTACTGATGAACAGGTTATGGCTATTTTCCAGTATTCTCAGGGTGGTGTAAAAGCATTAGAGAATTTTCGTAACCAGTGAACGAATTCTTAGTGTATTAGCAATATCAAAGAAGTATAAAAAGAGGCCTAGTGAGATTTTAGATATACATGATCCGTATACTTCATTTTGTTTTGATGAAGCATGTTTGTATATTATAAATATGATTGAAGATGGTAAAGAACCAGTTTTCAAGAAGAAACAGAAAGAATTAAAACAGAGATACTCAAAGCCAAGTGACATGTATAAAGACATGGGATTCGATAACGGTTATGTTAAAGTAAGTGATTAGTGAAAGGAGGTAGTTTTGATAAACCTAGGTCAAGCTGTCGGTTATCTAATAATGGATGCTACCGCTTTTAATAGCACATTAGATACAGCCTTGTCAAGAGTATCAAGTCTTGACAAAGAAACAAATGCATTAACCGGTGGTCTTGATGTTATCTCTAGTGGTTTAAAAACTACCGGTAAAATATTAACTGCTTCTGTAACTGGCCCAATTGCAGCATTTGGTGCATCAGCGATAAAGTCAGGTGCAGATTTTGATTCTGCAATGGCTAGAGTAAAAGCTATAGCCGGTGATTTTGGTAGTGAACAAGAAGATGCTGTTGTTAGATTGCAAGAAGCTGCCGAGAAAAATAAACTTGTGTATAAAGATATGGGCAGCTATATTGAGACAGCATTTGAGTTAGTTAGACAAAAAGCAATTCAGATGGGTAATGATACAAAGTTTACAGCAGAAGAATCAGCAGATGCTTTATATTATATGGCATTAGCTGGTTGGGGTGGAGCTGATATGCTCGAAGGTCTTGATGGCATCATGGCACTTTCTGCTGCATCTGGTGTAGAATTGGCTAGAACATCTGATATTGTTACAGATGCATTAACTGCGTTTGGTAAAGAAGCTAATCAGGCTGGTAGATTTGCAGATATTTTAGCTGCAACATCAGCAAATTCAAATACAAATGTTGATTTATTAGGTGAATCATTTAAGTATGTGGCACCTGTAGCTGGCGCTTATGGTTATTCATTAGAAGATGTAGCATTAGCATTAGGTACAATGGCATCAGCCGGTGTTAAAGGTACACAAGCAGGTACTGGTTTAAGGCAAGCATTTAAACAGCTCACAACACCAACAGATGAAAATGCAGCATTAATGGAGAAGTATGGTATATCTCTTTATAATACTGACGGCTCTGTAAAATCTTTAAGAGATAGTATGGAAAGTTGGCGTGAGACATTTGGTGGTCTTAATATTGAGCTGTTTGATACAGAGGGTAATCTTAAAACAGGTGAGCAAATTATGGAAGAATATGGCCATTCACTTCCAACAACAGAGATGGAGAAGTTGAATGCTGTGGCTAGTATTTTTGGTACAAGAGCACTTCCTGGTGTACTTGCAATTATTGGTTCATCTGATAAAAAGTTTAAAGAATTAGCTGATGATATTGATGGTTCATCTGAATCATTTAATGGTATGGGTGATGCAGCTTATCAGCAAGCTGTTATGCTTGATAATCTTAAAGGTGATTGGATATTATTTACTTCTGCCTTAGGTACTGCTAAAGTAATTATATCAGACATGATAAATGGTCCTTTAAGAAAATTGGTACAACGGCTTAGGGATTTAGTTACATGGTTTAATAAAGCATCGCCAGAGACACAAAAGTTTGTAATAAAAATGGCATTAATTGCAGCATCAATAGGACCAGTTATATTTGCATTAGGTAGTATTGTTGGCGCTGCAAGTAAGTTCATAAAGAATTTAGAAAATATACACCATGCCATCACTCTTATAAAAACTGCATTTAGTAGTTTTGGCAAATCATTTATTGGTATATTTAAGAACATTGGTTTGGCATTTAAAAACTTCATTGGTGCAATTCAGACAGCGCCAAATTTGTTAACTGGATTTAAGGGTGCAATTAGTGCTATTATAAGTCCAGTTGGTTTATTGGTGTTGGCTATAGTAGCTTTAGTTGCTGTATTTATCAGACTTTGGAAAACAAATGAAGAGTTTAGGAATAAGATAAAGTCGATATGGGCAAATATAGTAAGTAGTCTTGGCAAATCATTTGATAAGATAAAAGCACATATATCAAAATTTACAGAAGCAATGAAGCCTGTATTGGATTATGCAATGCAAATGTTTGATGTGCTTTGTAATATTTTAGCTCCAGCTATAGAAGGCGCATTTGACTTTATTGGTAATATATTAACTACAGCATTTGATGCACTTGCTGATATTATTGGTGTTATAGTTGGCATATTGACAGGTGATTTTCCTTATGCACTAGAATCTGCTACTTCATTACTGGATAATCTCGGTCAGTTAATGATTGCCATCTTTAATCCACAGTATATTTATGAGTTTTTAAATGGTATACTTGAGGCATTAGGTACTAGTTTACCAGAAATTATTGAAGTAGCAAAAACGTTACTTTCTGTATTTATTGAGTTTATTGGTGAGAAGGCCAATCAGTTATTAGAGTTTGTTGTTCTTGCAGCTCAGACTACTTGGGATGTGTTATTAGAATTTGTAAAAATTACTGCTAATAATATTTATAAGTGGTTTAAGAATATAATCAACAAAGCAAAACAGTTTGCTAAAGACTTTTATAATAGAGGTAGAGAGGCTGGTAGTGAATTTTATAATAAGATAAAAGAATTTATCAGTTCTATACCTGGAAAAGTAAAAGAGTGGTTTGATGATATAGTTAGAAAGGCTGTATCGTTTGGTACTAGATTTATTGAGGAAGCTAGAATAGCTGGTACTAGATTTAAGAATAACATAAAAGAGCATGTTTCTTCTATTTCTGCTACAGTAAAGGAGAAATTAGATAATGTAGTAAATAGGGCTAAAAACTTTATTGAAGATTTTGCATCTAAAGCTACAGAAGCAGGCAAGAGTTTCTATGATAACATCGTTGAAGAAGTAAATAAGATTCCAGGTGAAGTATACAAAATAGGTCAGAATATTGTAGAAGGTATCTGGAATGGTATTAAGAGTATGACTGGATGGTTGGCTGGTAAAGTTGGCGGTTTCATTAATGATGCTATTAATGCAATGAAAAATGCAGCTGAAGTCGAATCTCCTTCTAAGAAAACAGAAAGAGAAATTGGTAGATGGTTACCACCAGGCATTGCAAATGGTTTTGTGAAAGCATTACCTGCTTCTATGAGAGTTATGGAAGATTCTCTTAACTCTGCCATAACAGATTATAACAAAGATATTGAAGATTTTGTAATTGGTACACAGTTTATTGATCCGTCTATCGTAACAAGTGGTGTTGGTTTACAGACTATATCTTCTCTGTACTGGATGTTAGCACAGTATATAGTTCAGGCTTTGAAAGAAGCTCCTATTGTAAACAATGTCGAGATTGATATGGAAGATGGTGATGTATTGTTAGATAATGAAAGAGTAGGTCGTAAGGTAGCTCCCGTTGTTTCTAGGGTAATACCTATGGGAGGT